AGTGAACGTAACAATGACCTTGGCATTACGGGTAGCCAATCGAAAACGCAGAGTGCGTAGTAGCTCAGGGCCAATAAGGTATTCATCACACCAAGCCCCAAGATTGAGCCATACCGGTTCACGACTGCCCAGCTCCGCACCTTCCAGAATAGTATCGTTGTTAAGAAATTGAGCATAGGTCTTGAAGATGATGTGGCTCCTAGTCCCCGGCAGAATTAGACTACTCTTAGAGAATCCATTCTTCCGCGTGTAGCTAATGTTCTCCTCGGCACTAAGGGTTTTCTTTCTAAGCTCTTCAGGGAGAGCATCGTAAATGGCGCATTGTTGCTGGCGAATAGACACGTCTGCGTTCTGCGCGAAGCACATAATTACGCTACCGGGATTGTCCATTGCAGCCTTAACTACTGCTGTTGCAGCCCACGTTGTCTTAGACGATCTATTGCCGCCACTCACAAGTAGTTCATTAAAAGACTCTAACAAGTCCTCTGCCTTCTTCCAGTGAGGGAGTTTAAACCCATACCTGTAAGGATCGCGCACACTATTCTCAATGGCTTGATGGTAGATGTCGTAGAGACTAGCCAGAACTTCCGGCTGCATTTGCGCCATCTCCTCATTGGTTGGTGGCGCGAGAATGGCGTGTTTCCTCCAAATCATATATCAACAGCCTCCTTCTGAAGCGCGGCCCTAGCATCAGCTATAGCCTTCATAGCATCCTCCAAGCTAGGCTTCCCGGCCTTGTGCTCTACTACCACCTTGTTCTCACCTAGAGCCTGCATACCCTTATCTACGGCTATCCCATAGGAAAGAACCAAATCCCGAATGTTCACCTTAGCCAAAGCGTCAGGGTTGTTAGCCAGCATCTCTAGCTTCTGTTTAGCCAACAACCTCAGCCCCTCTGCCATCTCAAACCCATCTGCCGCCAACTGCTTCCGTCTCACCTCAATGGCCACCTCATGCCGCGCCTTCACCTTACTAATCTGATTGAACGAGAATCCCGTAGCCTCAGCTATCTCCTCCCACGTATTCCCCTCCGCTAGTTGCTCCAAGCACAGCATAGCCTTCGTCGGCTCCCGCGCCTCTAGGGTGCGACAATCACTGTCCACTAGGGAGGACAATAGAACGGGGCTGATGTTCTCTAGGCTCATACTTTAGACAAATAGATCATAATCGACTTATACTTGAAACAATCCAGACATAAAATGCCAAACAAAAACAATGAAAAAAAGTCTTTCATCGTTATCCTTCGCTTGCGTATGGATTGTAACCAGCCCCCAAAATTTCTGTCAAGCCATTTGTTTAACTATGTTTCAATGTATTATTCAACTATGTTTTCCCGTCTCTCCTTTTAGGAAGGACCATTTACAAGATTTTTTTATGGGGGCGTTCTGACCAATTACAATAACCCCACCCCCCCCGACCGCAACCCCCTCCCCCCCTATGGGTAGGCGTGAGGCTTGCGCTAGGTTTACCGGTCCGGGCCTAGCCTAGCCTGTAGCCTTGCCTCACCCTGTAGCCTAGTAGCCTAGCCTTATAGCTTATTGAGACTGAATCTCAGCGATTTGGGCGCAAGGTGAGGCTCGCGTGAAGGGGTTTGCGCTAAGGGGAGGTGATGCATTCCACGGCATTCCACCGGAGGATCCTAGAGCTTGCAAGCGATGGCACAAAAGCAGGCCTTGCCTTGCGCTTGGCTGTTGGCTGTTGGCTCTCTTACTTTGTGTAGGCTCTCTGCTCTCTGTTTGCTCTGTTCTTACAGTGTGAGGCATTAGGGGCCGCGAATCCGATGGAAAAGATAGCGCGCAAATCGTTGCAAGCGTAGTGACTTGCGAACTATCTTCTTTCTTTTGTGTAAAAAGTCTTGAAACGAAGCTCTCAATGCCCATTGTCACCACATCGCCACGCACGACGCTACGGCAACCAAAAACAGAAAAGGAAAACACAAATGAATCCACTAGAAACACTCCGCCATCACGTTACGGGCGCAATTGAACGCGGAGAAAAGCAGGCGATCGCGGGCATTACTTCGCGCAAACACTTTGAGAAAATGACGTGCGGCAAGGTCCTTGCGGAAGTGTTGAGAGAAGTGGCGCGGGCAAATGAGGCCCTTTCAAAGGGTGATTCGATTGGTTGCAAGATTCACTTAGAATACGTTGAAACGATTATTGACGACGCTTGCGACCAATACGGCTCTTCCGCCGTTTTTGGAGTCATGGAAATTTCTGCCCTCACCAAGTAAATACCCCAAAACAGAAAAGGATAAACACGTGAAAAATCTTGGAACGATATTTGCAACGGAAGCAGAACTGGCACGCTCAGATGCCTTTTTTGATAGCTTGAAATTGGTCCGTGAATCTTTGGCAAAAACTCCCGATTTGTCTAGTTTGGCGCGAAGAATAGTTGACGGGGAAACTCGTTGGTATGACGGGGAGAACAGGTTTGCAGTCGTAAACGCTTCGGGGCGGCGCTTATGGTTTACCAAGAAAGGAAACGATTGGTTTGCCGCATAACACCCCACAAACCCAACCCCTTTGCCCTGCCTCCTTCCAAGGGGCGGGGCTTTGGGGTGAACAGAAACCAAAAACAGAAAAGGAAAACACACATGAATCGCTATCAAATCTTCACACGTTCGGGGCGGGAATTTTCCGTTGCGGCGAGCAATTCCGACCGCGCAATGGCAATCGTCTTGGAAAAGACCGGAGAAAAGTCATCGTGCTGGTTTATCTCAAACCCTTCAAAGTGGGCCGTTGCCCTGAACTAAAATGAATCCTAAAGAATACCCTTCATTTGCAGAGATTGCTCATTTGGTAATGCTGCATAACTATGCGTGCTTTTTGACTCCCGGAGTTGTCGCGCCGGAAACTATAGCATGGGGCAGCGGTGAATCAACATGGAGGGCAATGGTCTCGGCTTGCGGCGAGCGATTGGCGGGAATGATTGCCGAATCCCTAAACAACGGTTCACGCATGTCCGAATGGACTCCTATTAGCATGGGTGACTTCACCCTAATGCGCGCGACAATTGAAAACGAAGATGGGCAAACCTTGGCGACGTTTTACAAATGACAAAGTAAGCCAACCCAAACCCCTTGCCCTGCCTTCTCTCCGGAGAGGCGGGGTTGAGGCATTGAAAAGGGGCGCGTTTGCCTTCTTGATTGATAGGAAACACACACACACATGACAACCAAAGAGAAGATCAAGCTAGTTGAAACCGCGTTTTCCGCGCTTTACCCGTTGGAGAACATCACGTGGACAAATTACCCGCAAGAACTGTTTCGGATGTGCTTAGACGAGGAAAAGAGTCACCGGGGCGACGATTTCAACCGCTCGCATCCGAACACCGTGTCAATTGCAATTGCTGCGAGAATGTTTGCAGTTAAACGGATAGCTGAATATCTCACCGGCCAACGTATGCCAAGGGGCCGCGATTTCCTGCACTTCCAACATTCTTGTTTCTATGCGGCGGGATTAGTGGACGCTCACCGCAAGATTATCCGCAAAGCGTGGCGCAAATTACCCGTTCAGGAGTTGGCCGAGTTGGACTATTGCGAATTTGTCGGGAAATCCGTTTGAAACCTTACAACATGAACACACACACACACACGCCGGGGCCGTGGCGAATCGACAGCAAAACCCGTTTCGGTGATTATACAATTGCAGCAGGGGAAAGCGTGAAAACGTGCGAATTTATCGCAAAAACTCAAAGTGAGGCAAACGCCCGATTGATTGCAGCCGCGCCCGAATTGCTTGACGCCTTAAAGCGCTTAATTGGCGAGCACGCCGATTTGGGTGAAGTGGATTTTACGGTCGACGAGTGCGCCGCGATTGAACAAGCACGCGCAGCCATCGCCAAAGCAGAGGGCAACGCATGAAACGCACCTTGCTTATGCTCTGCCTTGCCGTGCCGTTAGGGGCCGCGCCTCCCGAATCCTTCTTTCGTGCCCTTCATGCCGTAGAAACCGGGGGCCGATTAGGGGCCATAAAGGGTGATAACGGGGCCGCTTTGGGGCCTTTGCAGATTCACCGGGCCTATTGGGTGGATAGTGGCGTTAAGGGCTCTTATTCTCAATGCTCTGACCTTGCCTACTCGCGGGCCGTTGTTTCGGCTTATATGCGACGCTACGCCCAAAAGGCGTGGGCCTCTGGGGACTGTCGGGCCTTGGCCATGACTCACAACGGAGGGCCGAACGCTATGCGGGCCACCGGTCAAAAGAAACTCAACCTTGATCGCTACT